CTCTGCTGCCGTATGTCCGTGAACTGCATAATGCATCTTGTTCTGCACCTTGGCAAAAAACTGCTTTGTTGTTTTGGCTGTGCGGTCGTAATCAAGAGCTGTAGCATAGATGTCCGTTATTTTCTGATAGAATCTACGCTCAGATAAACGGATCTCACGAATCTGCTCAAGCAAACGATCAAAATATTCTGTTGTAAGCACAGAACCACCGTTTTTCAGGCGCTCATCATCCATAACCCAGCCTTTGATGGTATAGTCCTTTGCAATTTGATTGACCCATTTGCGAAACTGAACAGCTCTCTCAGAATTGACCTTAAATCCCACTGCAATGATCATCTCCAAGGAATAGTGATTTGTGCTGTAGCTTTTTCCGTCAGCGGCAGTTATTCGAAATTTTCGAATAACTGAATCCTCTTGTAACTCACTGTCCTCAAAGATTTTTTTAATATGATAATTTATAGTATTAGTGCCGACATCATACAGCGTGGCCATCATCTTCTGCGTCAGCCATATATTTTCATCCTCATAGCGCATCTCAATGCTGTCCTGCTGATCACCAACTGAGGCAACATAGGTCAAATATTCCGCCGCACTGGAACGGATGGTTATTTCATCTTTTTTCTTTTTCAAATAAGAGGCCTCCTTTATAAATCGAAATGCATTTTTGCTATTATATTTAGCTGTCCTGCTATTTCATCAAATGGTAAATTCAAATCCAGGGTCCTGACAGTAATCTGGTTACCACTCATCTGATACACATTATTCGGATATATCTCTTCATCAGTCTTGGCATACAAAAGCATTCCCGAAACCGTGTGATCCTTCTCTCTCATTTCATATTCCAGGATGAACTTCTCATACAATCGACACATTCGCTGCTCGTCTAAAAAGTCCATCAACTTGGTATGCCCATTCGATTGTGTTTGCAATAGCCCCTTTACTACCAGGTAGCATATCGAAATTAGCATACGATAAGTCTGATTATTTCGATTGTACTGAACGTTCCAATTTACCGTATACAAATCAATAAAATCCACCTCGCTGAAATACACCATTAACTTTCTAAGATTTTTCTTGCGCTGTTTCGATATATTCGAACGAAGGAGAAGTTCAACTGTAGATTTGATGATTCGATTCATGATGCTGTTGACCGAAAACTCATCGTATGTACAGATTAGCTGTTTCCGTAACATTGACTGTGTCTTGATAGACTCTGCAATATCAATCTTTCCTCGCAGAGAAGAGAGCGCCTCCGTCTGCGGAATATATTCTTTACCAAGTCCTCGCTTTATCTGAATCGCGATACCTTTTTCTAAGATAGCCGCCATCAGCTCGCCAGTATTATTAAATTGTTCTGTGGCTATATTCTTATAACCTTGCTCATTCAATACCTGAAATGCATAGGACAGCATATAAATACAGTTTAGATTTACCATACATACAAACTTGAAGTTATCATACCGTCTTTATTATTTTCTCTACATCTTTTTTTCTTGATAGCCATATAACTTTATCATCATATCTATCTAAAATACTTCTTATTTCTTTCAGATTTTTATTCTGAAAAGTTTCAGTCCATTTCAAAAGGTTATAGACCGATTTCAAAGTTTCTCTTTTTCCTTTTTGTATTCCCAATTTTCTTTTTATAGAGCGCATAATAATTCTACTTTTATATAAATAACCAGGCATATCTAAAACATATATTTTATCAGCTTCATCAAAACTTTGCTGTACCCAGGCATAATATACCCCCTCAATTATCCACTCATCATTATTATATAATATTTCTTGTAATAACGCTTTTCGTTCATCAAGCGTTCTCTTTTTGTCATATTCTTTGGCGTTATTATCCCATTGAATATCATCTAAGTCGAAATGGGAAATATTATACTTTTTTGAAAGTGCATTTGCTAAATAGGTTTTTCCAGAACCACTGCAACCAATAATATGTATTTTCATAAGTCAGTATTCTCCTTTATCAAACTCCTTTTATTTCTGTTGAATCATCTTAAAATGCTTCATTCCGTCATTATGCTCTGCCACATACTTCTTTATCTCATCATATGTTGCCTTAGTCTCTGCAGATGTTATATCCACATCATCAAGTTCAATTGTGACATTAAGGTAATCATCCGGCTTTTGTTTTAGTTGGGACAAAAGAACAACCGTCTCAACTGTCATTTCCTTTTCCAAGGAATAAGGTTGTCCTTCTTTTGTCTTGATCGGTACTGGGAAATTAAAGGTAATCCCCTTAATCCAGTTACCATCTGCTTGTTTCTCATCATATAAATCAATTCGATCAATAAAGGCTTTCATAAACTCTTTTCGCTCAACCTCATTAGCTGATTCATAGATCTCATCAAATGCAAGTAAAAACTGGTAGATATTATCGCCTGATATCTGCTCCCGGCGAATCGTCTGAATTTGCTCCTGCACTTCAGCAATCAATGTCTCTATTTCCTCAATTTTACCATACTGTTCATCATAACGTCTCTCTAAATCTGCTATTTTTCGATCATAATGAGGGTCCGATATATCTAAGCTATCCATCTGCTTTTCTAATCTTGCCTTTACACCCAGTGCCTGCTTTAATTGGCCTCTGTACACAACAAGCTCTTTCTCCATATCTTCTGTATTAACAGAATTTCCAATCTTTTCTCTAATTGCATTTTTGAACTGTACATCCTTTGTCATTGCAGATATAACCGCAGCTACCATACGATTGATCTCGGTCTGCTCAATATTCCATCTGAATGTACACATATGCCCTGTGGCTCCCAATGTATTCTTGCAATAATAGTAATACCTTGTATGCTTGTCCTTACTATGTGCTTTTGCAATATTTCCATAAAGAGACTTACCACAGCATGGACATTTCAAGATACCTGATAAAATATGTGCATGTTCCGGATTGTGGATTTTTTCTCTTCTATAAGCGTTCTCCTTGCGCTTCTTCTGTGCCAGATACCAGTCTTCCTCAGATATGATAGCTTCGTGCGCTCCGTCATAAACAGGGAACTCCGACTGTGCTACCACATGCATTTCATTTCTTGTTCCAATTTTCTTTTCTGTCTTTCTACGGCCATATGCGATCTTTCCCATATAAACAGGATTGTCGATGACACCTTTTACAAATGAAGCTGCAAATCCTTCTATGGTTCCATTTTGGCGTACCTTCTTTTTGTATCCATTTCGATTCAGATAAGAAGCTACACCATTGATTCCTTCATTTGTATGAATGTAACGATCAAATATGATCTTTACTGCTTCCACTTCATCTTCTGCAATAACAAGCTCACCATTTTCCAATTTATAACCATATGGAGCAAAACCGCCATTCCATTTACCTTCTTTTGCTTTCTGCTCGCGCCCTGCCATTGTCTGGGTACGAATATTCTCACGCTCAATTTCTGCAACAGCAGACAATACTGAAATCATCAGTTTACCTGAATCCTTGGAGCTATCAATTCCCTCCTCCACGCAGATCAGGTTTACGCCAAAGTCCTGCATCAACTGCAAAGAGTTTAAAACATCCGCAGCATTTCTTCCAAATCGTGACAACTTAAATACCAATACATACTGAACATCATCCTTGCCGGATTCTATATCATTTAACATTCTTTGAAATTCCAATCGTCCCTGAATGTTCTTTCCCGAAAATCCTTCGTCAGAATATTCCCTGGCAATAGTCATATCCTCATACTCAGCGTATTTGCGAAGTTTTTTCTTCTGCGCGTCCAAGCTATAGCCATCTACCTGGATAGCAGTTGATACACGAGTGTATATATAGCATTTTGTTACTTTCTTCAAATCTCTCCCCGTTTCCTAACTTGAGATTCCATTTTAGAACCTCAAGTTATAATTCAACTTTATTTGAGGTCACATTTTGTGACCTCAAGTTTAAACATATCGAATTCGCCCTGTTTAAAAATACTCCTATTGTTCCGTCAATTCTGCTCTTTGAATTACATCCCTTATCACGCTAATGTCTTCCATTCGATTGATTGCAAAACACTTCTTCCCTGCATCCTTTATCGAAGCCCCGATATGATATCCTTCCTTCTCATCCAGAATTAGGAATCTATCATGAAATGCCGTACTTCTTTTCACTTCCAATGTTGGATATTGTGCATTAAAATTTGTGATATCCTGATTCGTAATCCTTGCATTCGGATATGTATAGACCAGAACAGATACCTGATCTTTTTTCTTTGCCAGGATATTTAATGTCACAACATCTATGTAGCCATCAATCAAGATAATACTTTGTTCTGCCCTTGCTATAAGCTCTGTCAATAAATTAAATGCATCAAATATCTGTCCATCATAAAATACTTTTTGATTTGATTCCTCATGGTCTGCTATATAGGCAAATACCTGCTCAAATCGTTCATCCGTTCTTTGCTCGAATTCTTGTCTCTGCAAATCTGACTCTATTTGTCTTGCTTCTAAATGATTTACCTTATCGATCAGCAGTGAATTATTTGCAAGATATTTTCTCATTTCAACAAATGTTTCCATTATTCTGATACTAACTTTGATGGCAATTTCACTTCTTAGAACCGCAGAAAGCATCGCAATACCTTGTTCAGTAAATACATATGGCATATATCTTCTGCCGCCACGTTCTTCTATCATTTCATCTGGCTTTGAGGTCGCAAATTGCGACCTCAAAAATTCAAACTCCTCATTTGTCAATTGAAATCTAAAACTTTCTGGAAATCTTAATATATTTCTTTTCACAGCCTCATTCAAACGTTTTGTTTCAACTTGATACAACATAGCCAAGTCACTATCCAGCATCACCTGTTTCCCGCGAACGTTATATATCAGATTCTGAATCTTAATATCATCAGCTATAACTAATTCCACTTTTTCTTCCATTGTGCATCCTCATCCTTACAATATATTTGATGTCGCAATTTTCGACCACAAGTCTACTTTTCGTCCTTCTTCATAATCTCGTGCATTCTTACATAATACTCCAGCATCCGAACCACATACTCTGGTGCATTTCTATGACCTAGTTCCCAATCAGTAACCGTCTGATATGGGATTTGATATGTATCGCAAAAATCTCTGCGACTCATACCTGACATTTTTCTTATTTCTTTAATTTTATCTGCACAGTCCATCTAGGTACCTCCAAATATATCTTCTAACTTCTTTAATCGTATACCTTCACTTATAATATATCAGCATCTCAGAATATATGCAATGCATATATTCTATTTTATTCCACTTTAACTGTTCCTATATCCATACCTGTACTCAATCTAAAATAGTATATTAATCGTCCATTTGTGTTTTTGCAGAATGGTTCATAGCTTATAGCGCTTGCCATCTGTTCCCTATGCTTCTGCAAAATCTGCGGACCATATTTCATTAACATCCTGCTCATTACATCGATGCATCTTTCAAAAGCAACATTGTCTTTATCATCTTCAAAATATCTTGTTATCAAAATCCTCCTGTTTTCCAATAAAAAAGCCTGTCCTTAGGAAATTCCTAAAACAAGCCACTCATAAAGTTACTATCAATGATTACTACTTTTCGATCTCATCCTATCCCATCAACGTAGGAATACTTCCTGCTCTCTAGATAGGATTAGATATTATTATATTCAGTGTTATTATAATTAGTCTTTATTCGTTTTGATTTTTTCTTGACCACAACATTCCCTGCTCACATATTTTTATCATGTGACGGTACCTTCACATCCTTACCACCAATACTTTTGAGCGCACAGGAAAAAATACGGAAATCAATTTTCATAGCAAGATAATCTTTATAATGCTCCAAGATACTCTCTGGAAGACCTTCTTCGCAAATCAAATAATCAATTGATTCGCCTTTATCCATAGAAGCCAAAACTCTCGAGATGAGTGCTTCCCTTTTCTGCACATTGTAAAGTTTAAAGTACTCATCCCAATGTTCCTTACGCATATAGCTCTCTATGGAATATATTATACAAGCCTTACGACTACTCAATACGGTTTTGTAATAATAGTAGTGCTCATACATAAATTCAAATCTATCTTCACAGTTTTCCTTGTGGTAGGAATACATGATATCTCTTCTTTTCCCCATTATTTTCTCCTTTATATCAGAACATATGTTTGTCTATATTCTAATACATTTTAGAGCAATTTTAAAGGGAATTTTTGCTTTTCAAAACCTTTTATTCCTCATCATATTTTTTACAATAAATTTCAATTGCTCTAGCCACAAACTCTGCCGTTCCTTCACCACCATATTCATCAATATTTTTCGTAATTTCACCACCACCTGAGTAAATCTTACCAAGACCTCTGAGAATCTTGTTACTACAAGTATACAGATTTTCTGTAATAAAATTTTGTATTCTCTTAACAAGATCTTGTGCTTCAGATGATGCTGCGCCACATTCTTTTAAGCCACCAGCTTCTTTAAAAAGCAGCATAAATCTATCTGCTAAAAGCTTATCATCATCTGCCGAACGATTATTCTGTTTCTCTTCCATCTCATTATACTCTGGGGTGTTACTATACAGTTCCTTTGCCTGTTTAGAATATTCATCCAATTTACTTCGATCAAACGCTTTAAAATCCATGTTCTTCACTCCTAACAATTTTATTCCAAGTGCAAAGTTCATAAGATTATCAATATGTTCTTTCTTAAGCTTAAGCAACTCGATCTGTTGCTCCAATGCTTTTTCTCTATCGAAATCCGGACTGTTAAGAATCGCCTTTATGTCTTTTAAAGGAAATTCCAGTTCACGAAAAAGTAAAATGTGCTGTAACCTCTCCAAGTCTGTATCGTCATACAGCCTGTATCCTGCATCTGAATGTCCTGACGGATGCAACAGGTCAATTTTGTCATAATACTGCAATGTGCGTATACTCACCCCTGCAAGTTTGCTTACTTCATGTATTGTCATCATAGCGGATTCCTCTCTTTCACTTGGTAACCTTACTTTAAACTATTACGCAACGTAGGAGTCAATAGAATATTTAAAATTTTTTATTCTATTTAAGATTTTCCACATATTCTTCCAAGCACAATCCACTCTGATGAATCTCCTCTACATGAATAAGAAAGAAAAGAACGAACAACAGAGTTATCTTTTTCAGAAAGCTCTTTTTCCTTTTCATCTACTTAATCTCCGTTTTATGATAGACATGATACATAAGCGGAACCATCAAAATACTTAGGATTGGATAAATGACCAGCATGATTGGTATCGAGCCGACAATCTTACCGCCAATATGATATAAATCAAATGTATTGATAATCTCATTGATCTGTAGCAAGCGGTCTGGGAACACACCCAATATTCCCGATAAGAAATCGAAATTTGATACAAACAGTGGTAAAAACAGGATTGCAAAAGGTATTGTAACCGCAACAACTGCTGTATGCGTCTTTGCTGACACAAGCATAGACAGAAACAGGCAAAATACGGTTCCAATATATCCGGCAACTACCGTGAGCAAATACAACTGCATATAGGTGATATTGTAAAAAGATTTCCAATGCCAGAAGCCTGTCTGTATCATGACATTTCCACCTTGCGATCCAAGACATCCCAATACCACAAGTGAATACAGCGATATTACAATAAAGTAAATAACTGATACCACGATAAATCCTGCCATGATCTTTGCTCTCGTTCCCCTATCCCTTCCGTATTTTGTTGAGAAAAATATGGAATCTGATTTCCAACTAAATTCATTGGAAAAGATACCTGACACCAAGAATGCTGACACAAGCATAATGAGCATAATAATCGTCTGAGCGTAACTCAGTGCAGATTTCCAGCCATCGTAGTCCTCATAGTATAAAGGTGCTTTCATCTCACGGTACTGCTCTATCAAAAATGCTTTCTCGTTTTCATCGAATAAACCATCAGCATCTTCGGAGTTCAACCATTTTTCCAAACTCTTTCCACGGTTCTCATAGATCTGTCCCACTTCTTCTTTCGATAAGGAATCAATACGATAATAATTAAAGTCTCTAAATTCGCAAAATCCCATATTGATCATGTCCTTGATTTCTGAAAACCCTTGTACCTTGGAATCATGCAATAAGTTAGCAGAATCATCTCCAGGGCGAATGGGATATTCTTCACTAATCTTTTTATATTCATCCAGGACCGCTTGTAATGCTGCTTCATCTAAAACACCTTTCCACTTCTGCTTTTCTTCCCGCAGACTCTTTGCTGCTGCGATTCCTGTATGAGATTTGCCCTGCTCATCCAAAAAACTGACATTCGTGATTGCGAAATAGCAGGATATCAAAAGTGAAAATAACAACACGACCAATGATACTTTACTGAGGCTCTTAGAAAAGATTTTCTTAATCTCATATCTAATCATTCCATCTCACCACCCTTTTCACCGAAATAATATAAGAACACATCCTCCAATGTCGGCTCCACCACAGATGCTCCAGCAATCGGTGGCTCACTGGCAATAATACGAAGGTTCACCATTCCCCTTTCCGCTTTCATATTAGACACCTTAAATTCTTTCATCATCTTTGTTGCATCTGCCTGTGATACTTCACACGCATATACCTTTTCCTGCATAGAAGCAAGTGTCTGATCAAGTTTTCCCTGCTGCATGATTTGTCCATCCTTCATCAGCCAGATTTCATTGGCAATATACTCTACATCTGAAACAATATGCGTCGATAAAATAACAATCCGATCCTCTGAGAGTTCACTAATCAGGTTTCTAAAACGCACCCTTTCCGTCGGATCAAGTCCAGCCGTAGGCTCATCCAAAATAAGAATTTTGGGATTGTTTAGCATTGCCTGGGCAATTCCTGCTCTACGTTTCATTCCACCGGACAGCTTCTTCATCTTCTTATTTGCTGACTTTGTAAGTCCAACCTGTGCAAGCAAGTCCTTTACCCGTTTACCAGCAACCATAGGTCGAATACCCTTTAAGCTGGCAATATACAGTAAATAGTCTTTTACTGTGAAATCCGGATAGAATCCGAACTCCTGAGGTAAGTATCCAAGCAAATTTCGATATTCTCCATCCATTTTGAAAATATCCTTTCCATCGCACAGAATCTGTCCGCTTGTCGGTGGCAAAAGGGTACAGATCATTCGCATAAGCGTTGTCTTGCCTGCACCATTCACACCTAAAAGTCCATATACTCCATTCTCTATCGTCAGGTTTAAGTTCTCTACTGCCCGAAAGTCCCCAAACTTTCTTGTAACATTAACCATTTGTAATTTCATATAGATTTCCCTCCATCGTCGAACATAAGCGGTTGCAGTCATGTATTGCCTTATACACAGCACCAATCAGGAAACAGCTTGCTAATCCAAATAAGATACTCCATACAGGAAATGTAATCTTAGCATAAATAAAATCATTCATTGTAACCATCCACCAGATCACACTCCACAAAAAGCAACCGAGCATGGATGCTGCCTCATTCAAAGCGCTACTGTTTAACATGGCAAAGCAGATTCCAGCAGCAACGACCATTGGGAACAAAAACTGCACCAAAATATCCATAAACTGCATTCTCATACCCACACAGCAAACGAACATAAATAGCGTTATCATAAATACATCCGCCACTCCTATCAAAAATACTCGTGCGGAATATATCTGTCTGAGGGAATATAGGCACGCTGCCTCAACCTGTAAGGAATCACTTTCTTTGTTTCTCCAAAATTCTGGAATGATCATAACGATAAAAAGGACAGAGGAAGTTCCCAGTGTTCTCATCAAATAATCACTATCATTCAGATAATTCATGAGAAAGAATGTCACTATCAGTAATGCTGCCTGCAACATCCACCATATCTTTCGGATTAACCGAAATTGTGAAAATAAAAACTCCCCATAGTTCATCGTATGTTCAGACTGAACTTCCATCATAATTTCCTTAGATTTGTAAATCGTTTCCAGAATCTTTTCTTCTCTTGGAACAACTTTTGTTTCCGTTTTATAGTTTTGTATCATCTTTTCCAAATTCATCAGAGTCCTCCTCTCCCAAAAGTTTTTTTAATTCTTCTTTTGCCCTTTTATGTCGGTACTTAACCAGCGGCAAGCCAATTTGTAAGATATCAGCTACCTCTTTTAGCTTACAGTCTCCAAAATAAATTAACAGTATCACTTCTCTTAACTCTGGGGCTAACCTGCCAAGTGCCTGTTCCACATTCATTCGTTTTTCTTTCCTTTGGATACCGCCATCCGAAACCAGCTCTCTTTCCAATATTTCCTGCTCTACACTCTCTGCCTTCCATTTCTTTGCGTAGTTCTTACATAAATTACCTGCTATCACATACAGATAATTCTTTGCTTTCCCAATATGATGATAAGATGCAATATTTTCCATAAATCGAAGGAAGGTTTCCTGTGTGAGATCTTCTGCTTCTGCCTGATCCAAACAATGATATCTGCAATAGGATAGAATTTCTGCATAATATTTCCGTACAAATTTATCAAAAGCCTTTTCGTTGCCCTGTTTCATTTGTAGGATTAAAAGAAAATCATTCAAGCTGCCCTCCTTTCCCATTTCAGTAATGTATAAACGTTTATTCCATTCTAATATGTATAACAACTGACTACACAAAAAAGATAGTCTATGTTTTAGATTTCTCAAAAAAAGACACCAACCCTCTATGGTTGATGTCCTATCAATAGCATTTTCGGATTTCTTTTGATATCCTTTACAACAGTTTCAATAACCGGACTGAATTTCAAACTAAAGTACCACTTTTGAATATATTCCTGTACTTCACAATCTTTTGGCTCTGCACCAAATGTTACCTTTGCCGCAGATAGTTTACCATCTTCGATGCGTTCAAAGATTCCCACCCAAAACGGCTCCTCAAAAAATACTGTCAGCTTTCCATTTACTTTGTCCATAAGAATCCCTCCTAAAATTGATTGAACAAAGAATGGACAACCCGGAGGGGCAGGTTACTTACCCTATTTATATAGGACGGCCGGACTACCTACCGGCTCTGGCACATCAAAGATGTACGTTGCGTTTTTATCTTTGCTTTTATAATCAAGCCATATGGCACGATTAACTTAATTCAGAAACTTCTAATTTACGTTCCTCAAAAATATTCTTCTTACTTCATAAGATTCTATCTTTTGTTCAAATCATACCATATGATTAATGCATTTTCTATATACTTTCTTTATAATCAGCAAAAAGTCTCGAAGGAGCTTTCCACGTTTTAAATGTACACTAATTCTCTTAACACAACATCTTCTGCATCATTCCATATTTCCCATGAAGAATGTTGTAAATTAGTACTATCCACAACGATAACAGGTAATTTAATTATTCGTATTTTTTCCCGATAATGTAAATCGAAACTACCATACCACCTAATATCATAATTAAGAAAATTTTATTCAAAATATCCCATAAAGCTATATTGAAACAATTGATTATTATAATACCTGCAAGAGGATATAGAACAACCGTTGCAAGTGTCCATATTTTTAAAGTTGTGCAGATGTACATCCAATTTCCGTTGTTAAAGGATAAACCAACTAGATGTATTCTAAAAATTCCTTGTGAAACATAATTTATCTTGTTTGCATCATAATATGTTGGTAATATGTCTTTGGCAAAGAAACAAAACCATGCACCAAATAAAAGCATTAACCCTGTAACCAGCAATATATCATCTTTCATCTCAGCTATTGAATTCCCAGATACGACTAACATAATAATTTCTGTAATAGATATTAAAAAGCATAGCAAATATGCTAATATCCAGTTTTTTCTATGCTGATGAATAGAATTCCTAACAGCCATATCGAGAGAGCCTACTACCAATTCCTCGACTTCTTTTGTATCAATATTTTTCTGTGTATCTATTTTTTCTCCACGTAACAATTCTGTAACGGTAACATCTAATATATCAGCTATTGGTATGAGTAATACGACATTGGGCATACTAAGACCACGTTCCCATTTGCTAACTGTTTTATCTGATACATATAATTTTTCAGCCAAATCCTTTTGAGTTAAATTCTTTTCCTTTCTTAATTCGGTTACAAATAAACCAAATTTTTCATTACTAATCTGATACATATATCCACCTCATGCACACATATTATAATGAGAGCGTGCATAAATCAATCGACTAGCAGTAGAATTGCAGAATATTAGCACATAATTCATCAAATAATCTGCCCATCATGATTATTTCTATAAAGTTATATTCGAATATTTTTTAAGCCATACTATGGAATAATTAAATCGGCAGCTTATAACTATGACGGAAAAAACCAGCCTTCTGAAACTTAGAAAAGATCACTTGCTATAGAATTGTAATTTGCTTCTTCTTTGACCCCTTATAAACATAAAAGCCGAACAAACAGGATTTTTCGTCCTACTTGTTCAGCTCTTATTCTACTACCTATAAATCAATTCTTTTAACACAATCTCTTCTGCTGCATTCCGGATGTTATTTACAACTCCAACCCACACCATCTGATCACGAGCTTTCAATTCTTCCGTAACGCCTTGCTTCTCCATCATCTGACGCACCAGAATACCCATCCTCTCCTGTGCTTCATCATCCACAGCATTCAGATGTTTTGTCAATCTGTCTTCCAACATATACAGAGAATACATTGCCGGACGATGCTCTTTCAGATACGTTTTCCGCAGCATTCCATATTTTCCATAATGCGGTTCTTCATCTGTACTGACAAGATTCGGATAGTAAATTCCGTCTGCTCCCAGTGTGTAGGTTCCACCCATTTTTTCAAATGTGCTTTTCATGTGTTATTCCTCCTTGAAATCAGCGATATCCTTAGATCATCGCAAAATATTTCAGGGCAGCCTTGATAGCATCTTCTTTCTCTTTCGGACACTGTGGCACTTTTGGATTTTCTGTCTTTGGCAGATTGTAGTTCTCTCCTACTTCGATTCCACATTTCCTTTTGATTTGAGAAATATATAAATTTGAAACCTTCAAGCCAAATTCTTTCAGCACATAATCTTTGATTTCCTGATAGGTCACTTTCGTCTCTGCACTGGTTGCATCCAGCTCATCTAAATCTAAGTCGATTTCTATCGTGTCATCTGGCTTCTGTTGGGACAAAAGAACAACCGTCTCAACATGTGTCGATAGGGTAATTGAGATGCACTTTCCAGAGTTTTCACTGTACTCTGGGAATGAAAAATGTTGCAATCCTCTGTAACAAGGCTGCAAAAAATTGACATGATGCACTCTCTTATGTCCCTGCATAGAAAAAGATTGCATTGTATTTTAGATGTAAGCCAGATCAGCTTACGATTGACTCTGCTCTTTCTCTATGGTCCACTACTCATCCCTTGATGATAATTTCTAAGATATTGTACCATAGATTGTTTATTTGGGAAATTACTTCCCGATAAAAATGGGCAGAAGAAAACCTCCAAATCTTTTTGGGGACTTGGAGGCTTGATTCCGACCACTTACTTTTATCATCTATAATTTGAAAAATGATAGATATTTGTTTTTTGCAATATATTGCGCCAATTCATAATATCCTTCAAAATACGAAGAACATATACTGTCTGATTCTCGTCACTTATGATATAAAACAATAAATATGACTGATATATCTTTTTATGTATTATATATCCTCTGTACTTTATCCCTGAATCAGCAAATTTTAAAGGGAAGTCACCCATGTTATTGACTTCCCTATTTAAATTCGTATATAACTTATTTGCAGCATCTGGATTACATAAATCAACGTGAATATACTTAACCAAATTGAATACATCATCCGTTGCTTCATCTGTGATTAGTACTCTATAACTCATTTTTCATCCTATCTCTGATAATCTGAAATGCATCATCAACGGTATGAAGCCGCCCTGCTTCCATATCATCAATTCCTTTATCGAGATAAGAAAATAATGTTTCCAGTGCTGTTCTATCTTCTACAACATTCATATCCTTTACTACAGCTTCCATGTAAAACATCTCCTTTCCTTTAACCTCAACTCTATTATAACCATCTTTCATGTAAAAGTATAGGTCATTCGTAAAATATTTTTCTGTTCTTTCAACTCATCAAGGCTTATTGCCATACCTAGTTATTAAGTTACAACCATCCTTGTGATATTCATATACCTCCATTTCTCCATCAATATAAATTGCATCTTCTGGATTAAAAAGAGTAATGCATTTTCCCTGCAATCCAATTAATGCCATTCTTGTACTCCGATAAGCTACACCACCAAATCCCTGTGAAATAAGATACCTGCTGAATGCCCTAAATGGAATATACGCTTCCAAATTTGGATCATCCTCTTTATCAACAGCATAAAATATCGAATCACATATATTTCCTATTAAAATTTTTGAAAGCTGTAATTGCACTTTGTCATGAATTTCTCTATCTAATCCGGCTTGCTTTTGCAGCCTATCCAATTCTTTATTAAATGCTTCTTTATTTCCATTTTGTGCATAAGCCTTCATTCTGTTATACAACTTAGAATTCTCTTGAACCGTCTGTAATATACGGTCTTTATAGTTTTCCTCTGATGTTCCTAACTCTTGAAGCTGTTCCTCATAATCAATTCCATCATATGATAAATCTAATATTTTCACTCGTTTGTGAATAGCTTTAAATTTACAAACAGAGAGCTGTTCCCCCTCTTTTCCTCTTAATTCTTCAAAACATGTTTTCTTTGCTTGTTTTATACCTTGACATTCCTTATTTTCATTATCGTATGACAAATAAAGATATGCTACTCCGTCATCATTCCACCGATTATCATGACAATATGCGGGATCAGGCATTATATATTTGTAATTATCAAATACCTGATATCTACTGGCTCTATACAAATTATGAAACTCTTGTAACCGTTTTACTAGAAAATCTGGAAATGTCTTTATTGTTTCATTAAAAAAATCTTCAAATATTTTTTGGAAACTAACTTCATTTTTTACAACACTTTTTCCTTCTGGAAGTTTTTTCCATAACTGCAATATAGATTCCTGCACCTGTTTCCAATATGCTTTCGAATACTCTTGCATAAAATCAAATCTGCCTGTTCTCAAATATAATTTTTGCAGATTATTTAATAATATATCCGTGTATCTGCTGTATAAATCTTTTTCATACTCTTCCCATTCTTCATCCCCCGATGTATATCCTATTAATTCATCCCAAAACTTTATTGCATCATTAAACCGCCATAACGTCTGATATATCAATTCCAAACGTTGTACATCTGTTTCTTTGTTTAAGACCTCTAAAACAGCCGTTACAACATTACCTTTAAATCTTTTCTTTAACTTATTTTCCTCTATTATTAAATATAGCTGATTAAACATCTTTCCCCTTTGTTTCATTCATAGTATATTTTTCATTATAATCTATTTCTTAAAATAATATCTATCTGTTGTGTACGGAATAAGTTCTAAAATATCACTTGCCGGAACTGCTTTATCAGTATTTCCATCAAAATGAATTTCATAATCATAATTCCAAAAATATCTTCCCGCAAAATATGCAACAAATTGATATATAATAGTGTCTTGATTGTAGGACTTTATATTGGAAAATGGTATCTTGAATTTAACTAAAAACGCTTTTCCATTCTCCCTTAAGCACTCATACAATTTGGGATAATTTTGTTTTAACGCATCCCTTGCCAGCTCTCCGCCAATATTTTCACAAAACTGTTCATACCCAGCATACATATCCTCACTTAAAAGACCTCTGTCTGAATAAAAACATAGTTGTGGTTCCCTGCCCTGTGCAGGATATTTCCAATCATACTTGCACTTTATGATTTCAACAATATGAACTATATCTTTTTCTTCTACATGGAGAACTTGCAAGGTATGAACCATATTTTTACTATAGGTATTCCACTCATTCGTTGTAAGACCATTAGAACGGATCACGTTCTCATCAATCGTTTTTGTTGAATGATAGCAAACCATCTCATATTGCTTAAATAAAGAATTCAGTTCTTGATAAAAGTAGTATGCAGAACTTGGTCCTATATAATTTTCTATTGCACATATCACATCCCGATCATATTGTATTTTATATGCTTTGATCGCAGAAATATTTCTTTCCGACATTGCTATGAACCGGCTTAAAATCTTCTGTTCTATTTCTATCGGAATTTTGATTTTATCTGATACATCAATCAGCATTCATCCAGTTTCCTTTCTGCTAATAAAAAACATTCCAAAATCTACAGATATCTTACATATACTACTATGTTCTATCTCTCGTAGAAATGGAATGCATTTTTCTAGTCTCATTGTAATACTAGTTTATATGCCGAAACTTGTCAATGTCATTTTATAACTGCATATTCTGTAACGATTGCAGCATTGCCGGTTCATCCTGTTCTGGCACAGGCTCTATACCGTTTGCTTGCTCCTGCCCTTTTGCCATATACCGGATTTTAATGCTACTGTAATCAACCCCTGCCGGTTCCAGCACCTTTTTCTCTAACATGTTTAACATCGCTTCGGTGTCAAATTTTCCCTCAAAATAAAGTTCCTCATCCACCTTTATCGGTACATCCATTTCTTCCGGTGAACTTCCAAGGATCGTCCTCCAGCGTCCGGCTACTTTTCCACACATTTCCATAAAACGCTCATGGATATCCGGCTGTTCATTACAGGCCTGCAAAATCTTTTGTGCCACCTTTCTCCATGTAGGTGTTTCTATCCATTCTCCCCGCGCGAACTGGACTGCCAGCGGTTTTTTCCCTTTCAGTTCTGCCGGGGACACTGTGATAAGGCTGCTTTCCCGGATCGTATCTTTCACACTTGTATGCACCTCGCCACTCCGGTACATCTGGAGCAGTGCATCACATTTGGTGTTTACAAGCTGTAACATTTCCTCCCTCAGTTCTTCTATCAGTTGCTCATAATTCATACGCTTTTCTCCTCCTCTCCTGTCACACAATCTTGTGTTTCTTTCTATAATCGTTCTTCCGTTTATTTCCCTATTGCACACTTTTCTGTTCCTATTGTTCTGCATTTGTTTCCTATTTTTATGCCAACAATAAAACGCCCGGATCATCGGGCATTTTATTCTTACCATAAACTGGCAGGAACAACGTTTCCTATTTGCTTGCTGCCATTCCTGCCGCAGTCTTACTCATATCGAATCTCCTGTTCCATGACAATGCCTGACTGGAACTGTATCAGCAGCTTCTCGCTGGATTCCACTTTGATGGTCGAGATCAGCCGTCTGACAAGGTCATTGTCGAACTCCTGTATCTGGCAGGTGCTTGTGCTTAAGTAATGGTCGATATCTTGGATTCTCTGTTCATAGCTGTCAGCCATCCATTTCTCGTTTCTGGCTGTTTTCTGTGCCTCTTTTAAGGCATTGATTTCCTCTGCTATGGTGCGATAGCGTTCATCAAACTCCGGTGTGTAGGAGCCGGTCTTTGCATTCTCCGCGATCAGTGCCACCATCTCTTCCTGCTTTTCTTTTATCTTTTCTTCGTATTCCTCAGACTCTTTTGCGGTGCTGTAGTTCCCGATGACATGGATGATGTTCTGCCGGAAGTTTTCCATAAATTCCATATCATCACTCGTGATCCTGTGGATGGCTTCCATCACCGCCCTGTTTAATGCGTTCTCTTCGAGTGTCTCGGATTCCCCGCATTTCTTCACTCCGTTAGTCAATCGGTTGCTGCATCTCCAGACAACTTTCTTTTTCCCGTTTCTCGCCCAGGTGACTCTCCGGTACTCCTGCCCGCATTTTCCGCAGATCAGCATGCCGGTCAGTGCATAGGTAGAGGAATACCTGCTCCTCTGGTTCTTCTTCCGGGTGACAGCCGCCTTGCATAAGGATGCCCTCCGCATCATCTCTTCCTGTACCCTGTAGAACAGCTCCTTCGGGATAATCGCCTCATGGTCATCTTCCACATAATACTGCGGTACGATTCCAGTGTTCTTGACTTTCTTTTTTGTCATGAAATCCACCGTATAGCTTTTCTGCAGTAATGCATCTCCCATGTATTTTTCATTGCGGAGCATTTTGTCTATTACCGTGGAATGCCATTTGTCCTGCCCTGTGGCGGTCTTGATTCCCTGCTCTTCCAGATGCTTTGCGATCTTCCCGGTACTGTAGCCCTCCAGATAAAGGCGGAAGATCAGCTTTACGATCTCTGCCTCTTCGGGTACGATGACCAGGTCACCATCCTCGTTTTTGGTGTATCCCATGAACTTTGTGCAGTTTACGATGACCTTGCCTTTTTCAAATTTCCTCACGACTCCCCAGCGGATGTTCTCACTGATGTTGCGACTCTCCTCCTGTGCCAGGCTGCTCAAGATGGTGATAAGGATTTCGCCGGTTCCCTCCAGTGTATTGATCCCCTCTTTCTCGAACACCACCGCCACGTTCTTTTCCTTCAGTTTTCGGATGGTCACCAGCGAGTCTACCGTGTTCCTCGCAAACCTGCTGACCGACTTTGTAAGGATCATGTCGATCTTTCCTGCAAGGGCATCCTGTATCATGGCATTAAAGTCTGCCCTCTTTTTGGTGTTTGTTCCACTCTTTCCGTCATCCGCATAGATGCCGGCATTTTTCCAGTTTTCGTTTTCCGATATCTTGCTGGTATAATACTCCACCTGTGCCTCATAGCTACTGTCCTGCTCTTCCAGTTCCGTACTGACACGGCAGTAGGCAGCGACCTTCATTTTCTTCTCTGACAGTTTCACATTCCGGTCATACTGCACCTTGGCAGGTATCATGCTGATCTTTTTTGCTGTTTCTGCCATCTGCTCTCCCTCCTAATCCTTATATCCGGCTGTGACACGGCTCCCATTGATAAACTCCACTTCTGCCATGTTTCCGCCATGCACCCAGATGCGTGCGATTATTTTTCTATATAAATTTTCATCAAACGTTTCCAGTTCCTTTTTTCCTGCAAGGATGTTTTTGACCTCCTCTGTCCGGAACTCCCCATCCCTGACCTCCAGTGTCCGGTAGCGTTCCTCTGCCCTTTCATAGAGCAGTTTCATCAGGTCTGTTTCTGTGCGTTCCTGTTCTTCTTTCATCCGCTGCAGGTTCCGCTCCAGAACCCGGTACTGAGGGCTGACCTTTTCCTCCTGCCTGTGTACCCGGAGCAGGCCTTTGTTTCGTATCACTGCATTGATGGCTTCCACACACACCTGCTTTGCCTGCCCGTCTGTAATAAAACTGTTCCTGCAGTTTTTTGCTCTGCCAGTCACATAACTCTTGCACTTCCACTTGGCAGTGCCGCCACGCTCTTTTTTGTGGCTCGGCTGGATATGGCTACATACTGCCCCGCATTCTGCACACCAGATGACACCTCCGAAGAGGATTCTCTCATCCCTGCCGGGCCTGTGGTCTGCCCTTCCAAGCTCTGCCCTCACCTTTTCCCGTCTGCACTGGACTCTCTCAAACAGTTCCTCTCCTATGAGCTGCGGATAGTATTCTGTGCCAAGGTAGCTTGGGTTTTCCAGTATCCTGCCGATGGATGCGTGGGTCCAGGACACTTTCCCTTTTGCATTGCATATGTTTCTCCCTTTCAGGTTCTGGGCGATCCTGCCTGCCGCCACCCCGCTGTCATAGTCTGTAAATATCTGTTCCACAATTTTTCTTTGCTCTTCGCAGATGGTGATTTTTCCATCCACAACTTTATAGCCGATTGGCATGTGCCACTGCATCCTGTCCACCTCCCCTCTCCGTCAGTTTCAGTCCGCTGTACAGGCAGAAGGTGATGTCGTGTTCTTTGGAGACCACGATCTTCTCCGCTGTCATTTTAAACAGTTGCTCGTCAAACTCCTCCCTTAATCCGTCCTGTTCTGCGATCAGTTGGATAAGCTGTTCGGTCCGCACGATTTCTTTTGTCCTTCTCAGCTTTCTGGTCAAAAGTGTCTTTTTTCTCCTGCATTCCGTCAGCTGCCAGCCAAGCTTGCTACTGCTCTCCATAAAAAGAGCAGAGTCCATATATCCTTTCCTCATGACTTGGTTTAGGATTTGGCTCTGCTCGCTTATATCTTTGATTTCCTTATCCAGTTGTCTGATTTCCTCACTGTCCTGCCTTGCTGCCACAAGTTCTGTCAGCTCTTTTAACAGCGGCTCTAATATCGTTCCCTGATTGGTGTACAGCTTGTTCCACATGTCTGTAAAAGCCCGGTGCAGCACATCCTCCCGGATGGCTTTCAGGCAGCAGCTCTCTTTATCCTCCACATGTCCGCTGCACGTCCAGATGATTTTTTCATATGGTTTCCCGATGTAGATTTTCTGCCGCCGGAAGGTTCTTCCGCACTCTCCGCAGATGATTCTGCCGGAAAACAGGTATCTTTTGGTGTAGTCACTCTTGTTCATGTGCAGTACATCCACCCGGTATGCCATCAGGTTGCGTACCGCTTCTGCCTCCTCATGTGTGACGATTGGCGGATGGCTGTCTTTGATGAGATACTGGTTTCTCTGTCCGTTGTTTACCCTGCGGACAAATGGGAACCTTGTTTCTGTATATGTCCTCTGCTGAAGCATATCTCCCTCATAAATGGGATTTTTCAGAATGTCCTGTATCACCCCGTCCTGCCACTTTTCTGCACCCCGGATTGTTGGAATGCCTTTCTGGTTCAGTGCCTTTGCTATCACATACACTCCCATGCCGTTTAAGTAAGACTCATAAATCCACCTTACGGTTTCTGCCTCGGATTCTATGATGACTAAATTTCCATCCTCGTCTTTTCCATAGCCATACGCTGGCGTCGATATGATATAGGTTCCATCCTGAAAGCGTTTCTGTATCGCCCATCGGTTGTTGCTTGAGATGTTTTCTGATTCCCCCTGCGCCACCGATGCCAGGATGGTAATGAACAGCTCGCTTTTTTCTGACAGCGTGTTGATATTCTCTTTTTCAAAGTAGATTCCAACGCCAATCTCCTTCAGCTTTCGGATGGTCTGGATGCATTCCACCGTATTTCTTGCAAATCTTGTGATGGATTTCGTAAGGATCAGGTCGATGTTCCCATCCTCACAGTCTGAAATCATCATCTGGAACTCATCCCTGTGCTTTACGTTTGTTCCGCTGATTCCTTCATCCGCATACACCCCTGCAAACTCCCACAGGGGGTTGCTCTCGATTTTTTCTGTATAGTACTCGACTTGTGCAGTATAGGAAGTTGCCTGTGCCTGACTGCCGGTACTGACTCTGGCATATCCGCACACTTTCAGCCTGCGTTCTTCCTGTGTATGTTTCTGCGCTTTTGCTGCCTTTATGACAGTCACTTTTTTTGCCATGCTTTTTTCTCCTTTCCCAGTATTTTCAAGGGTTTGCACTACCTGTCAGCAACATACACTACCACATAGTCCTTTATATATCCAGTGTTATTACAGATATACTTTTGCTAATTCCGGGGAGAAAGTCTTGACATTCAAAACCCGGATTTTTTCCCATTCTTCCTCGGTTAACAGCTTATCTTCATGCATCCTTTTTAAGAGAAATTCGGCAATCTTATACCGCACCTCATTCGCTCCGCCTTCCATCATCTTTTCCCTTTTTCCTCCCACAATTTAAGTAAGTTAAATTCATTCTCCCAAGCCAAACACTTTTGCCCAGAAGAAACACCTTTACATCATCCCGATTTCAGCCATGGTTGCAGCCTCATCTTCTTCCCGGAAATACTGTTCCGATACATCCCTGCTGACTGAAAGCACCTCTCCCGCGTCCTTTTCTCCCATCTGGATCGGGATTAAGAACGGATGGATTTCCTTACAGAATTCCTGATTGGGACAGCTATTGATAAAATAGCCGCAGGTATCTAATATCAGCCTGTCACACATATCTGTGATGACGATCTTTTCGGCTTCAAACATGTGGCTGCCAATATAATTTGCGATATTTTCTGCCGTGGTCGAGATATAGTCCTCTTTCCGCTCCCCTCCATCACTCGGATAAAGATAGGCATATCCTGCCCTCTCCGTTTCAAAAATCCTTAACATCATTTCGGTATCTTCTTTCTTCATCTCCTGTTTTCCTCCATTCCCCATTTTTCAGCTTTTCTTAACTCCACAAGAATACGGCGGAAGTTCCCCTCCGCCGCATGGTTTCTGTAATTAAGTCTTACTGCCATAATCCTTCACTTCATAAATAAAAAGTGTCTGTCCCTATTCGTCACTACTCCCCGGAACCAAAACGCCGCCAAAACAGAGAAGAAAAAATCCCAAAGCCGGCATTTCATGGGCAGTCAGTCCAGACTGTCTTTGGTCCCTGCCACTCGGACAGGCAGACATCACAGGTATTTCACCTCCACCACTGCGTGCTGGCTAATCTCAAGGTGTATCATTATAGGCCATTCCCCTCTTCGCGCCTGTCCACCACAGACAGGCTGTACCCCGGCTTTCCCGCTCGGCTCCTTAGATGCGATCTTTTTCACAGCATGGCTGGCAGAAAGAACATCTGCCCGATTGCTGCAGGAGTGTCACTGCGCCCCGGTTACGGCTCATGAAACGGCTAACGTATCTGAACTGCTGGATATGGCTGGCAGGATATGGCGTGATTCCATCCTGCGCTCGGAGCCCTGCATTCCTCTCCGGCATTTTTCAATGTGCGTTTTGTCTGCCTGTGTCGTATCCACACACGAGACATGAGAGGATTCCCGGAAGAGACCATCTGTCCAGAAAAAGTTCCTCTCATAAGGTACTCACAGAAAAACACGTTTTGAGGGGGTATTAATCAAAATATTTTTTTATTTTCTTTACCGCACCGTTTATGCTCTCCCGGATGTTCTTCTCTCCGACCCCTTCTTTCGCTGCAATCTGCCGGTATGTCATGCCCTCAAAAAAATAAAAATGCAGCCGCTCTCTCTGCACTGGGGTGAGTGACTGCATTGCTTTCTGCAGGGTTTCTATTTCCATCTGCCGGATGACCGTATCCTCTACCGATTCCCCGGTCAGCTCCACCAGATCTTCCGTTTCTCCTTCTGTATATCCGTCCTTGGTCGTATGTCTGATATCCCGCATTTCCTGTGCGTGGGCTTCTTTGCGGAACGTATCGGCAAGTGCCTCGTAGACTTCTCTGGTCACATAGGTGTATTCCCGTTCACCAACCGCATCTTTATAAAAATCCTTTACTCTGATCCTGATCCATTCTGACATTCAAATGTCCTCCATTTCGTAATTTTTTTGAAATGAAGGACATCTGGAGGGCCTCTGGGTTCTGCTTTACTGGAAAAAGACAATAAAAAAAGGTGCTGTTCCCATGCAAAATAAAGCATGCAAAACTGCACCCGGATGTTATCCTTATGAACTTTTCCCTTTCTGCCGCCCCCTGCAATCCGGTGCGGCATGAATTCCCCAAAACATGCCACGCCTTTCTTCTCCTAAGCCTTTTTGCGGTACTATACTTGGAAAGAAAGTGCGCTTCAATATAAGTGTAATAAGTCTTACGGTACCTGTAATAAGTTACCGTCTTGGATTGTCATCCTTCCTGTTTTCCAGAAAAAAAGTCCCTTCCGTTTGTTCGGAAAGGACTATCTATTTTCGGTATGTGACTGTATCCATAGCTGTGCTTTTCCTATAAGCATAAACAGTGCCGTGATGCAGATTCCTGTATAAACAGCGTAAGCATACAGTACCTGACCTGTATGCCACAAAATGCCAAGCACAGCCAGTTCCAAAGCTGCGATCAGCCTTGCTTTTCTGCCAAAATGCTTTTGTTCCTCTTTATCCAGTTTCCGGTTCTTGCTGTGCATGGGACTGAGTAAAAAAATGATCCCTGCGGACACCAGCAATACTGCCAGCAGCCATGCCAGCGATGTCTTGTAAAACACAGCCTGTGTATAAACCGGAACCAGCAGCACCAGATTAGAACCAAGATAACAGAAAACCCTGCTGTCTGAGTGATATCCACCGGTATAACTGCGAAGAACCATAAAAGACAGGGTAAACACTGCCACAACCGCCAGTTGCTCTGTAAGCAGGCCGATGACCAGTGCTGTCACAACGTTTAGAAGCAGGATCATACCATTGCGTATTCCAAACTGGTATAATTCCTGCTCCTCCTCTTTTATGATTCCCCGCTCAACCATACGATGGCTGAGCCATTTCGTCATGATTTAAAACCTTCTGAGTTTTTTGGAATCTTCCGGCATCTTGTCCTGTCCCAGATACCACATGCAGGAACGGTTCGTTGCCATGGTTGTCACCATAAGTGCCAGTGCTGCCATCACACTCATGGATTTGCTGCTCAGTCGGTACATCCAGTTTCTTTTCTTCATTTTTAGTAAAACCCTCCTTTTTTTGATGTTTTCACTCTAACAGTTTCCATGTAAAAATCAATCTATCTGTAACAAGTTGCAGGTTTGCTGTAATAAGTTGCAGTCTCACTCCAGTTTTGCAACTCCGTTGAGCAGAAGGACTGCCTCAAAATGTTCCCCCTGATCCTTTAACATCAGCTCCCCACCGTATTTTTCTGCCACTTTCCGCACCGAACGGATTCCCCTGCCGTGTTTTATTTTATCTTTTTTGCTTGTCTGTTGACAGGAACTTGTCCCGGATGGCTTGCTGTTCTTAATGGATAAAAGCAGTCTGCCCTCCTGAAACTTTGATTCCACATGAACATACCGTTTTTCCTGTTCCACTGCCATCGCTGCCTCTATCGCATTATCCAAAAGATTCCCATACAGAACACCCATGTCCCCGATATCTACGGATACTCTCTGGGGGAGCAGCGTTGTAACCTGCATCGGTATCTCTTTCTCTTTTGCCTTTACGCTTTTTACTTTTAATATGGCATTCACCACAGGATTTGCGGAATAAATGATCTCTTCTGCCAGCCGGATATCTCCCAATACTTCCTGCAGTCTGTCCTTGATCAGTTCCGCACTTCCCTGTTCCGCCGCTGCGAGCAGTCCCGTCAGCCGGTTCTTCATATCATGCCGGATGTCCTGTATCTGTTCCTGATACCGTTCCATGTCCTGATAGTATTCGTTCCGGTATAAGATTTCCCTCTGGATCATTTCCTCTTCGTGCTGTTTTTCTTCCACTGTCGTATACTTTTCAATCATCAGAAAAATTACATAATTAGTGATGATAATGACAAAGATGATGCACATGCACAGCACGACCATCTGTGCCGAGATTAATTCTTTTGCAACCTCTATCAGTAAAAAGCAACTGATCAGGCTGCATAAAGGTATCATTGTCAACATATATTGCGTTTCTTTTGGCATTGCTGATAGTCGAATGCTTTTTCCAGATTTCAGTCTGCAAAACACCTCCACAATTGTTGCTTTCAAAAGTGCCATAAAAAACACGATAAAATAATATGAAACCGTGGTATCGTCCAACACCTTTTCCATGAATGCCTTATTAAACAAATATCCTAACGGTTCTGCAACTCCCATAATCCCCATATACAGCAGAACCGCAATCAACCTGCTTACAATCCCTGCCTCATACTGGCAGACATATACACAGAGAATCGCCACCATCGTCACAAAATTCAGCCAGCTTATCCCCATCTGGTTCACCGCACTTCCAATCAGCTCGCACACTATCAGCAGAAGAATCGAAAACTCCATGGAAGTTTTTCTGTTTCCGATGAACTCCTCTAAATACCTGCGGTAAATGCAGAGGTCAAAAAGATTTATGACAAGCCTCACCCCATATAATGCCATGTCACATTCCTCCCTGCACAAATGCGATGTGCTTTTCCGTCAGCTCCTTCCGGTACCCTCTTGTCACTCCCAGCTCTGTGCCGTCTGTAAGCATGACCATGCCGCTGGATACAGAATGAACATGTTTCAAATTAACGATAAAAGAGCCATGAACGGCGGCAAACATGCGCTCGTCCAGTTTCTCCCATATTTCATTCAGGTTCATGTTGGACTGATATTTCATTTTCTTTGTGTGGATAATCGCCTGACGCCCCCGCTTTTCCAGATACAGGATTTCGTCAAACTTCAGACTGTACCGCACCCTGCGGTAACAAAATGAGAAACTCTGATTCGTCAGATTCAGATAGGTTCCTGCCTTCTCAAACAGCACACGGAGCCTTTCTTCTGAGATTGGTTTTGGAATAAAATCAAATGTGACAACTTCAAATACACTTGGCATGTATTTGGTATAGCTGGTAAGAAACACCAGTAATGCCTTGGAATCTGTCTCACGGATCTGTTTTGCCACCGCCAGTCCGTCCATTCCAGGCATCTCAATATCAAGAATGTACATATCCGGCTTTTGCTCCGCATCTGCACATTCCCTCAATAATTCTTCCGGTCTGGTATAAAACACATACTCCACCGCATAATCGATCATACGCAGTGTATAGCGTCTGATCCTTTCAATGTCCTGCTGATTATCATCGCAGATTGCTACCCTCATATATCGTCTCCTTCTCAAAATATATTGATCAAATATACATCCCGGAGACTGTGCTGCTTTAACGACCTGTCATCAGCTTTCTCATATACGCAAGCATACGGTCTATAAATGCATCCCGTTCCTCCCTGCTGCAGTTTGCAAGGAACAGTTCAATATCAACCTTATGATTTGTATCCCCCGTAACCAGATAAGTCGGCTCAATCCTGTACTTCTCATACAGGACCAGCATTTTCTCCGGCTGTAAGCCATAGACACCACTTTCGATTTTGCGATAATGCTCTACCCCTACATCCAGCGTCTCTGCAAAAACTTCCTGCGTATATCCACTGTTTTCTCTGGCGGTTTGCAACCTTTTTCCAATCTGTATATTGATTTCCTTCTTCTCTGTTTTCATGGAATTCACCTCGCTTTTATGGTAATGATACCAACGAGAAATACCCGAAAACAGATTGTAATACAACACTTCAAAAGTCGTATTACGACATGTCCCCATAAACGAAAAGTGAGCAGCAGACACCAATCCGCTACTCGCCTTCTATCTTTCTTTATTCTAAAAATGTTTCCTGTTACTCCACCAGTTTCCCAAGCACCACATGATTATATTGGCAACTCACAATCTTTTAACCAAAACCGTAGCTCCATAACAGTCACAGCAATTTTATATTTTACTTCGATTTCAACTTTTTCTGGTGGATTGGCTAAAAGCCTGTCAATATCCTGTTCCTCAACATCAGCCATTTTTGCTATCGTTAGCTTGGATATGCCATGATAGGAAACAAGCACTTCCAAAAAACCGCTTAATTGCTTATCCTTATCTTCAATCGCTCCAAAATACAGAAATCCTACTTCTATTTAAAATTCTGAATTATGAACTCAATTCCGTTACCAGTGAAGAATATCTTTTTGTCCGGTTCTTTATATCCTCCTCACTGACACCATAATAACAATATAAATCTCTGGCTATTTTCTTAAACCTTTTTATGACCGACTTATTTCCAGAGTAAGATATTCCAAATATATTCCAGGTATAATCTACCTCTATTTCCATTAAATCCTCACCAATTTTTATTTCATATAAATGAAAATCCATGGGAATTACATTATCAGGCATTTGGTCAATCAATTTATTTCTAATTTCCATTTCATTCAAAAAATTTTTAACAGATTCTTCATTATGAAAATCTGGTTTTGGAATATCCTTCCTTTGGCCCAAAAGTTCTGGTTTATGCTGCATAATCAAACTAGCTTTTAGATTTTTCTGTCGTTCTATCCAATTTGTTGCGGCAGGATTGATTTCCACTAAATCATAATGATCCTTTGCGTATTGCACCACTTCCGCAAGGGTATGCGGGTTGGCCGCTATTCTCTTTTCTATCCTTTTTCGTCTGGATTGATAGATAGCATTTCGGATTCTAATCTTTAGAGATTGCTTTTGAGCTTCTCCAAATATAAAAACACTTGTGGGACCATCTTCACCATTTATTATGGAAACTTGATTGATACTTTTATTTTTCATAAGTGCCCTCTACTCACAAATCCCGATTATATCGGTGATTCACAATCTTTTAGCCAAAATCGCAATTCCATAACAGTCACAGCAATT